ACCTGTATCCCAGAGTTGACGGTGCCAATCCCAAGCAAGCGGGAGGATGTGGTGTCCCTGCACACCAAGGTAGACGCGTTATTTAAGACCGCTGAGTTCTTAGAAGCGTTTGGTGCACCCACTGAGCCAACAGCCGAAGATAAAGTACGGGCACGCTCGGCCTTCCATGAATCAGTTAGCTCTGCTGAAGCTACAAATGTAGTAACGGCCCAGACCAACGCAATCGTAACCACAGCATCGGTGATGCACTTGAGATCCATACTGAGTGAGTACGATCAGGTGGTGGTGAACTCGGCTGTGCAGATCAGAACGTATGTAACTAATAAGCTGATTGAAGAGACCACCCACCCCGATCCCAAGATTCGCATCAGGGCGCTTGAGTTGCTAGGCAAGGTTGGAGACGTTGGCCTGTTCATCGAACGCAGTGAAATTACTATCAAACACAAAACCACGCTTGAGCTAGAAGCTTCTATTAAAGATAGAATTTCTAAACTGTTGGAACTGCGAAGCAAGTCAGAAGAAATTGTGGATGTGGTGGCCAAACCCAAAACCCTGCAAGAAAACAAAGCCGATGTGCTGGGCACACCTACATTAGTGCGTAACTAATAGAAACACCCATGATTGATTTTTCCAACTTCACAATGGATGATCTATTAAAGATAGATTTGGCCAAACTGTCGGCAGATGATTTGGAAGCGTTTGATACCACATTGGAAGAGTTAACAAAACGGGAAGCGGCAAAAGTTGCCCGTAACAGTTTGCTAGAGTTTTGCTTAAAGATGAATTCTGACTATAAGATTGGTCGGCATCACAAGCGGCTGGCATCTCTATTAGAGGACATGGCGTTTAACCGCAAAGACCGTATTGCGGTGTCAATCCCACCGCGTCACGGCAAATCCTTCTTGGTGTCTGTTTACTTCCCTGCATGGTTCCTAGGTAATTTCCCTGATAAGAAGGTGTTGATGGTGTCCCACACCACCGACCTAGCCGTGGACTTTGGCCGCAAGGTGCGTAACTTGGTTGACCAAGCGATGTACAAAGAAATCTTTCCAACGGTGACTTTGGCCGCTGACAGCAAGTCTGCTGGCCGGTGGAACACCAACGTAGGTGGTGAGTATTTTGCCTGCGGTGTTGGCTCTGCCCTTGCAGGTCGCGGTGCTGACTTTTTGATTGTTGACGATCCGTTCTCAGAGCAGGACATCTTGAACGGCAACTTTGAGGTGTTTCAAAAAGCGTACGAGTGGTTCACGTTCGGTGCCCGTACCCGCTTGATGCCGGGTGGTCGGATGGCAATTGTGCACACGCGCTGGCATCCCAACGATCTGATTGGCATGATGGCCAAGGACATGGTGCGCAATGATGAGGCTGACAAGTACGAGTTCTTTGAATTTCCAGCCCTGTTCAATGAAGGCACGCCAGAGGAGTCAGCGCTGTGGCCTGAGTTTTTTGATGTAGAAGCCCTGCACCGCACAAAAGCTTCGATGCCCACGTTCCAGTGGAATGCTCAGTATCAGCAACAACCCACCAGCGAAGAAGGTGCGCTTGTTAAGCGGGAGTGGTGGATGAAGTGGGAAGAGGAAGACCCACCTGAGTTAGATTTTGTCATCATGACACTTGACGCGGCGGCTGAGAAAAACAACCGCGCTGACTTTACAGCCCTGCTGACATGGGGCGTGTTTAGCCACAAATTAACGGGTGGCAAGGCGCACATCATCCTCATGAACGCCATCAACAAACGGGTGGAGTTTGGTGAACTTAAAGACATGGCACTGGAAGAATACAGAGATTGGGAACCAGATGCGTTTGTGGTGGAGAAGAAATCCAGCGGTACGCCTCTGTTCCAAGAACTCAGGCGCATGGGTATACCGGTCTCAGAATTCACCCCGCACAGGGGCACAGGTGATAAAGTTGCACGATTAAATGCGGTATCAGATATTTTCAGATCGGGCATGGTCTGGTATCCTGCGGGTAGGCGCTGGGCAGAGGAAGTTGTAGAGCAGGTGGCTGCGTTCCCCGCGTCCGATCACGATGACATGGTTGACTGCACAAGTATGGCGTTGGCTCGGTTCAGAAATGGTGGGTTCATCAGCTTAGACAGCGATGAAAAAGACGACATTTACTCAATACCCCGTAAAGCGGCGTATTACTAAGGATTAAAGATGGCTACTAACATCGACAAAGCACTGTACAAACAACCCGCAGGGCTTGAAGAGCTTGCACAAGACGAGGATGCAATTGAAATTGAGATTGTTGACCCTGAAGAAGTTAGCATCAAGATTGGAGATATGGAGATTAACATCGGCGAAGAAGAGGGTGAAGACTTTTCTGCCAACTTAGCCGATGAAGTTGATGAAAGTGCGTTGGCTTCGCTGGCCAGTACGCTTGCAAGTGACATTGATAACGACAAAGCCTCCCGTAAAGACTGGGAAAAAGCATACACAGAGGGCTTAAAGCTCTTGGGGCTACAGATGGAAGAGCGCACAGAGCCGTGGAACGGTGCATCTGGTGTGTTTCACCCCATGATTACAGAAGCTGTGGTGCGTTTTCAAGCTGAAACCATCACTGAAACGTTCCCAGCACAAGGCCCCGTGCGTACAAAGATCATTGGCAAAGAAACACCAGAGAAAAAAGAGGCCGCAGTACGTGTTGAAGCTGATATGAACTATCAGTTGACCGAGAAAATGGTGGAGTTTCGCCCAGAACACGAGCGCATGCTCTGGTCACTGCCTGCTACGGGTTCAGCGTTCAAAAAAGTGTACTACGACCCCAGTTTGGGACGCCAAGTTTCGATTTTTATTCCCGCTGAAGACATGATCTTGCCCTACGGGGCAACAGAGATGTATACATGCTACCGCGTGACGCATGTGATGCGTAAAACAAAGAATGAAATCTTAAAACTTCAGCAAGCGGGCTTTTATCGTGAAGTTGAGTTGGGTGAACCCGACAAAACCGTGGGTGATATTCAGAAAGCCAAAGACAAAGAGACAGGTTTTAGTGATCTGAACGATGACAGGTTTACTTTGCTTGAGTGCCACGTTGATCTTGACCTCAAAGGCTTTGAAGATGAGGATGATGGTGAAGCTACAGGCATTGCACTGCCGTACGTGGTGACTTTGATTCGCGGTACAAATGATATCTTGGCTATTCGCCGTAACTGGAACGAAGATGACCCACTCAAACTTAAGCGTCAGCACTTTGTGCACTACCAATATATTCCGGGTTTTGGAGCTTACGGCTTCGGGCTTTTCCATCTTATCGGAGGCTTTGCTAAATCCGCTACGTCCCTCATGCGTCAACTCATCGATGCAGGAACATTGTCCAACTTACCCGGTGGTCTTAAATCCAGAGGACTGCGCATCAAGGGAGATGACACACCCATCGCACCGGGTGAATTCCGAGATGTAGATGTAGGCTCAGGCACGATACGCGACAACATTCTGCCGCTTCCATACAAAGAGCCAAGCCAGACGTTGTACACGTTGCTTCAAAACATTGTGGAAGAAGGCCGCAGGTTTGCCGCCACTGCTGACATGAAGGTCAGTGATATGAGTGCGCAGGCTCCTGTGGGAACCACGTTGGCCCTGCTTGAGCGCCAGCTTAAAGTGATGACAGCGGTGCAAGCCCGTGTGCACTACGCACTGAAACAAGAATTGGGCCTGCTTAAAAACATTATCCGCGACTACACGGATGATACATACACGTACGAGCCAGAGGGCGACGATGGCCCACGCGCTAAACAATCAGATTACAACCATGTAGATGTAATTCCTGTGTCTGACCCCAATGCGGCCACCATGTCCCAACGTGTGGTGCAGTACCAAGCGGTCATTCAGATGGCGCAGATGGCTCCGGACATTTACGACTTGCCGCAGTTGCACCGCAACATGCTTGAAGTGTTGGGTATCAAAAACGCAGACAAGCTTGTACCCTTGCTTGACGATCAGAAACCAAAAGACCCTGTGTCTGAAAACATGGGCGTGCTCAAAGGCGAACCGATTAAAGCGTTTGAACAGCAAGATCACGTTGCACACATTGCCGTGCACACCAGCATGATGCAAGACCCAACTGTGATGCAGTTGATTGGACAGAATCCCAAGGCTCCTCAGATTCAAGCGGCGCTGACTGCTCACATCGCAGAGCACGTAGGGTTTAATTACAAGTTGCAGTTAGAAAAACAATTGGGCATGACACTTCCAAAAGAAGACGAGCCACTGCCAACAGAAGTTGCCAACGCAATGGCTGGCATGATGGCGCAAGCGGCACAGCAAATGTTGCAACAAAATCAAGCGCAGGCTCAGCAACAACAAGCGCAGCAACAAGCACAAGACCCGCTTATCCAGATGCAACAGCAAGAGTTGCAACTCAAGCAAGCCGAGATGCAGGTCAAGCAACAAGAAGTGCAAGCCAACATCCAGTTGGGACAACAGCGCTTGCAACTTGAAGCGCAGAAAGCGCAACAAGACTTCCAGCTTAAACAACAAGCCGCGCAGTTGGATGCCCAGAAGATGGTGGCTGATATGACTGCCAAATCTGACAAGCTAGAGTTGGATACTGAGAAGATGCGCAGTGACAAAGAACTTGAAGGTATGCGCATCGGTGCGCAGATCAACGAGAGTAAATCCAAGCAGCAGTTTGACCAAGAGCTTGCGGGTGTAAAGCTAGGCTCTGAAATTTCTAAGAGACAAAAAGAAATGGACATGCAAGCTCGCACTGCGTCTTTGCAGTACGCAGAAAAAAACCAACCACAAGGTAAGGAACCCAAATGATTCAAGAATTCGCATCCGTATTGCGCGACAAAATACGTACTGACATGAACAACTACGCCGATGATTTGGCGGGGGGCGCGTGTCGCACATTTGATGAGTACCAAAAACTCTGTGGGATTATTTCGGGTCTAGCCCTTGCAGAGCGTTATCTCCTTGACCTGCTACAGAAAGTTGAACAAGCTGATGAGTGATCTTGATCTCTCCCCCGGTGCTTTTGCACTGCCTGAACCCATCCAACCTCTGGATGCTCCTGAAGCTACTGATGAGCAAAAGGCCACGCAACTTCCCATCCCCACAGGTTGGAAGATTCTTTGCGCCGTGCCCGACATCTCTGAACGTATCGACGGTACAAGTCTGGATTTAATCCGACCTATTGAGGGTATGCGCCAAGAAGAAACAGCAACCACTGTGTTGTTTGTTTTAAAAGTTGGCCCCGATGCGTACAACGACACCGCCAAGTTTCCTAACGGAGCATGGTGTAAAGAGGGCGAC